AAGATCAACCCAAGAGCCAGCGTTCAGCCGGTACTCGTAACCTGTTACCGCTACGTTGTCGCTGCCCGCCGACCAAGTGGCCGTGTAACTGGTCGTCGTCTTGGCGCTGATCGTGACTGATCCCGTCATGGTCGGGTTGGTCGAGTCAGGTGTAAGCGTTGTGAATTGCGCCGAGGTTACAACGGTAGAGTTGTTGTTCGCGGAATCCTTGTGCTGGAAGTGCGCGTAATAACTGGTGCTGGCGGTCAGGCCGGTAATGCTGAAGTTCTTCGCCCCGGTACTCGATACCGCTTGATTACCCGACCAGACCGCCGCCGCTCCCGTGTGATTCTGCCCAGCCTGAATCTGTGCTGCGCTTGGAGCCGTAGCCGATGTGCTGACGATGCTGTACAGCGTGCCATTACCTTCGTTGGTCGTGACATTGCCGGTTCCGGTCGTCGTGCCAACTGCGGTTACTGATGCCGAAGAAAGCGTTGGTGCTGTCGAGTCACCAGAGAGCACCAGACCGAAGGTATTCCCTGCACCAAGCGAACCAAAAAGATCACTGATTTCAGCAGAACTCAGCTCCTTGTTGAATACCGCTTCCCACACAATATCAAGGTTGCAAGTTGCCCCACTGGCAACGCTCCCGATGTAGCTTGAAGAAGCACCGCTATCATTGTAGTTTTGAGGTAGTGCGGTCCCCGAATAATCAAGGTTTCCGGCATCGTAATACAGCTTTTCTGCCGTTTCGCCGATGCGACACAACGTAAGCATTCGGGCGCCAGTGCCCAAGCTCGTTGAGCCAAGCGATGTTCCACGTATTCCTTTAATCTTGCCCGCCGCCAAGCCGGGGCCGTACACTTGGGCAGATCCAACGCCAAGTGAAAGGCTGGCTTCATTGGCGCCGGAACCGTTCAACACAGTCACGACGGTATAATTTGTTGTTGTATAGGTATTGACCGCCAACGCTGGTGTGAAACTGGCGCCCTTGTTGGTATAACTAGCGCCTGCTGCCCTGAAATGCTCGCCGTATGTGCCGCTTCCGTAGCTGGCATCGGCATGCTTGGTAAACGTGCGGGCTGTCTTGTGCGAAACAAGCGCCCCGGACTGGACGCCGATCAGTTCAATCAGGTTGCCATAGAGCGCGTGGCCTGTGTTTAGGGTATATGCCATATCAACCTAACCGGAAGACGTACATTTTTTCAGTGACGGAATTCACCACGCCGACGCAGTTAAGCGATGGTGAATGCCAGAATCGGCCATAGCTGCCGTTATCCTCGTCGTTCGACGGGGTGACGGTGTTTTCTGCAGATGGCGTGATCGTGCTCCATACCCATGTTGCCGTCAGAGGATTGGATGCGAGCGAAGGCGGCGTCAGGACGTAGATAGACGAGGTGCCATACCAGACAAGATAGCGGTCGTTGGCGTAGTCATAGGCCACCCCGGCGCGGCTTGGGTTGTCGACCGTGCTCAATGCTACCCAGTCGGGAATCGTGCCGCTTTGCGTGGCGACCACGGCATCCGCAGAATCATCCAACTTGAACAGAGTTACATATCGGGAAAACTGTACAACCAGATCGCGGCGCGTATCGATGACGCCGTACATCTCCTGGGCATCGTTGTTCGTCCAATGCGCCATCTGCGTCGTGCTGTCGGCTACCGGGTCATACCAGACCGGGCGACCGTTACCGGAGGTAATACGCAGGAACTTCCCGCGGCTGGCGTCATACAGCGTCGAGCCGTAGCTGGCGCCGAGTGTCGTCGTGCCATTCCTGACCCAATCATTGCCGACGAATTTCCATGCGCCGCAAATGCCGAACCCGCTCGCATAGGTAGAGCCTTGAAAGTTCCACAGCACGCCATCACGCATTGGCAGGTTGCCGTAGGTATGTGCCGAACGTGGGCGCCCATCGAAATAGGCCGGATTCGTTGCATCGTTGCCGTCGTTCAGCGTGCCCGTGTTGCCGACTGCACCCGACGGATTACTAAGCCGCGAGAACGTCGCCGTGAGCGCATCCCACTGATAGACCTCATTTCCGGCATAGTCGCCATGCCCGCCGCCGGTGATCCGCAGACACTTTGCAGATTCGTCCCATGCGCCGCCTGACCACGCCGAAACAACGCTCGCGTGCCCGTTCATGCCAACCCACGGCGCGGGCGATGGGTAGTTAGGATTGACCGCAGGATCAAGCGCCGGATCGACCGACGAGAGCGTATTGCTGCCCGGAGTTGCCCACGTATGCACGGCCATCGCCCGCAACCATGCGGGCAACACATGGCGACCGGCTGCGATGGTGCCGCCAGAGGCGCAGGTGTAGGAATCGCCGATAGGAGTTGCCATTACGGGTAAAGGTCTTCCTTGGTAACAATCACGTTACTTCCCTCCTGGTACACACGAACGCCATCAAGCTCGGCAACCAGCCAGCAAACCTCGCTGGCTAAACCGCTGCCAAAGTTCTTGATGCCTCGCCGCTTGAACATGCGGCCTTCGCCGCGCAGGGTGACGGTGATTTCCCCGTCAGTGCCGTGGCGATGGCCGTGGTCGTCAGTGGTTATTTCGTGAATATATGACATTGTCAGATTTCGTCATAAGAAAACGTCAGAACCTCGCTGGCCGTAATCCCGCCCGACGCCGTCGTACCTACAGCAAGCATCATGACAAGGTGGTCGCCCTTTTCCCCTGTTGAGGTGTAGGGGCCGGCGCCGAGCGTCAGCGGGGAGCCGCTGGTGTAGGTGAAAGCGTCGGCATAGCCCGCAGTGCCGGTGGCTTCTGCCGGCGTCGCGTAGGAAGCGACCGCCTTGGCATAGAGCGTGACGCCCGTACCAAGACCGCTGGCGCCGTCCATGTAGGCCTTGATGTTGGTAATCTCGGTATAGGTGCCGCCCGTAACATTCAAGCGTAGCCACTTCTCAAACGAATAGTCGGTGCCGGAACCCGGCTTGACCATCGGGTTCGAGGTGTCGACGGTCGCGTTGTCGGCGTTCTTGAATCGAATTTGTCCGGAAGTCTTGTCAGTCGGCGTGCCGCCTGCACCGTTCTTCTCGATGATCTGTACTGTTGCAGCCATGTTGGTTACTCCTGAGTAAACCGTTAATACACGACAGTATCATTCCTTTTCTACAACACTGTCAAATTCGTTAAACCTATTCCCTACTGACCTCGGACTGCTCTTGCACCCATTCCTGCAAGGTTTCCAAAGTCAGAGTTGTTTCTGCACACTCGGCTGCAAGAGGTAGTGCGTTGGCGGGGATTTCATCAACGCTTCGGGGGGCTTCGGGAACGGTGGGCACTGCACCGCTACCGGCACTGGTGTATTGCTTGCGCAACCGCTGATAATCAGCACGCAGGCGATCAAGGCTTTTTGCATATTCATGGTTCAGGTCCTCAGTGATCTTTTTGCCGTTGGCGATGGCTTCGGCAGTTCGGCGCTCGGCTTTGGCACCTTCCGCCCGCACCTGCTCGGCAAAGACCACCAGCTTATGCTCCGCAATCTCAGCCCGTTTCTGCTGATAATCGGCCTTCATTGAGGCGACCCACCATCCGGTACCAGCGAACACATTGGTGAAAACCAGAAAGACGATTGCGTAGAGCGGGATCGGGTTCATGCCAAACATCAGACCTGCACCTTTTCAAGGGCGTCAACTGCGAGGATGAGGCTGCCACACGCCTCTTCCAGACAACCGACCGCATGCCTGCTTGAGTCAGAGAATGCTGAGTGCTCAATATTGTCAGGAAGATTTTCGTAAGCCGCTTTCTCCTCATTGAGAATTCGACTGACCGTTCTTTCCAGCGTTTTGATCTGCTCGATAACATCGCGGATGCGTGCGCGGCGGACTGCATTCATGGTTTACTCCCTTCAAGGCATAAGCCTCGTTCCTTGATTCTCCGGTTGGTCAGTCCGCGCCATACAACCCCTTTAACCTTATTCCACATCAACATGGCGTCGCATCCGCCCTGCACATCGCCGGCATTCAGTTTCCTGACTACCGTTGATCGGCAGAAAGCATCGACGCCAATGTTGTACGCCAGAGATACCAGAGCAGCGCGACGCGTGTCAGGCAGTTCAACAACCACGCATGAATTGACGCCTGTATTGAACTCAACAAGGCGAGCAGACAGTTTTTCATCACACTGTTCCTTGGTGTAGGTCTTGCCCCACTCAGCGCCTTTGGTTTCGCCGTAGCAGTAAGTAGGAACGCCGCCCACATCGGGATAGGTCGATAAAACAAGCCCCTCTGCGACAGACACCAAAGCCGCTGCAATGGCAATCGCCCCGGCGCCCTTGGCGGCATTGCGGCGATTAAGTTCCATTCTTCGTCATCGCCTTCTGCACTACGTTGAGCGTAATGAACGCGCCCGAAGTAGCGATCATCCCGGCCACAAACTCGCCACCAGTCAGCTTCCCGAAAGCGCACAGCCCCGTAATGCAGACTTGCGCCAGCACAGTGACGATGAACTTCCGGTAGCCGACGAGGGTCATTTCTTGACTTGCTTTACAGCAGCAGCTTCAGCATTCAAGCCGGCAAGGAAAGCAATCAAGTGCTTTTCGATGAACAGCACGCGCTCCTCGTTAAGCCCCGCGTACTCCAGCGTGGTCTTGTGCAGTTGCTCGCCAGCCGCGTTGTTGAGAGAAAAAGTGATGGTTGCGTTTACGTTTTGCATGTGAATCTCCTTTACTTACTAAGCCCGCGTTGGGCTACCAAACGAAGGCCAAAAGCGGCCATCATTACTGCGAAAATAATCAGCATCCGCGCCCACGTAGGTACGGGTATCCAATCTGTGCCAAATGAGGCCAATACTGCCTCACAGCCCGTCAGAACCGACGCAAGCGCTATCGCATACAGCGACCACGATTTGCGCAGGATGCGTTTCCAGTCACTGACCAGCGCCATCGTCATCACCAAATAACTCAGCGCCCACAGCGAGCACCATAATGACAATGCACACCGCCACGCCAGCAACCAAAAGGTAATCTGTCCACGCCCCGGTTAACAGGCGTGAAAAGTAAGCACTCATGCTGTAGGCCACGGGCGCACGTCCATCTCAACCCGATCCGACAGCCCCACCGGCCACGCCCAGCCAAGGAACGTTAACGAGTTCATGGTGATTACCCCGTCGTAGCACTCGCCGGCCTCGAAGTCGACATCCTCCATTGCACAGACAAGGTCGTAGTCGCCGTCCGGGCGCAGCGCAACCGCCACGTCCTCGGTAATGAACCGAGGGATGAAGAACAGAAGAATCTGAATCAGCGTGCTCACTTCTCTACCTTCACAAACGGGTACTTCAACCAGCGCCACGTCAGCCAGAACCTTCTCCAGCTACCTGATGTGGCAATCAGCCCGAGGTGGCGTAGATTGCCGCCGCCCATCTCAATTCAACTTGATGTGGTCGCGTGCCCAAGCAACCGCAGCCCAGACTGCCCCAGCAAGGGAGCACATCCAGATCACGAGGCGCCCGATCAACTTCGACCCGTGCAGCACCGCAACCAACTCGTCAATTGAAGGCTTCACCTCCGCCTCCAACTGCATGTGGGTATCCAATTTGCCTCGTAACTCCGACTGGTTGCCCTTGATTTCATCAAGGGTTTTGTCCTGGTGGTTGAGTCGGCTCAAGATGATCCCTAACACCTCACTGTCGCTCACAATACTTCCCTTTTTTGCTTTCTATCATTTTAGCCGAACCTGATAATGTCCGCCACACCGTCCGCTTTCTTGTTGCCGCCACGGGCGCCGCCAGTCGGGGTGTCGGGGTTCAGGGTCTGATTCGTTGTACTGCCGCCATTCGTCGCGCCGTTATAGCCGGTGCCCGCAGGCTGTACCGACGTGTTGGCACGGAAGCCGGTGCCCGAGAGTTTCGGGGCGCCCTTGGCCGGCAGCTTTCCGGTCAGGATGATCGAGGCTTCCTCGTCGGACATGAAGCCAAGGCTCAGGAGTTCGAGCACCCGGCTCTGCTTCATGGCCTTGAATGCCTCGACCTCGTTCTTCGGGCGCAGGTCGATGTCTTCGTAGGAAAACTCGACGTAGCAGTCGACGCCGTAGAGGCGGACAGCCAAGGTCATGACGCGGCTGTAGAGTTCGTTGAGTTTCTGTCTGACGAGTCCGTCTGCCGTCTTCATGTACAGCAGCGCTTCGGCGGAGGCTATATTAGCAGATGCTGATCCATGCCCTAGGATCGTCGGCATCGCCTTGGTGCCGGTCGCCAACTTGCTGTTGGCGATGTTCTGCAGCGTACCCCACTCATTGCTGAGGTTGGTATTGCCGTGGTCGACCACCTCGACGCCGATGGTGTCGAAGATAATCAGCGCATCTTCAGGCTTCAGCCCGTTGATCTTGCTTTCGATCTCGCTGACCACGGAAGCCATGTAGTCGGCGATCTTCTGCTGATCGTTCTGGAACTCCAGCGGCACGCCCTTGCGGAACTTTTCCTCGTTGATCGTCACGGTGACGCGGGGATGGATGGCGCGTTTGACAACCCGTCGCAGGTCGTTCATGAACTCGGTGGAGAACAACACCGCCTGCAGCGCCGGCTCCAGCGGCGACGCCGAGTACGGCTCCAGCAAGTCCTGATCGACCGAGATGTAGAAGAAGGTCGGGATGTCGAGATCGACCTTGGACTCGCCAATTTCCTGCATCGGCTTGAGGCGGTCGCCGCCGTCAGTCGGATAGAACTTGATCGGCACCACGGACAAGGGTTGCAGGCGCTCCGGCAGCCGCGTCTTGTCGAGCACCAACTCAAGTGAGCAGGCGCCGTACATCATGAGTTCCTTGCCAAGGCTTTCGGAATTGCTCTGGAAGGAGTTGCGGTCGGCGTAGCCGGCCTGGTAGTTCGAGAGGAAGTTGAAGCTGGCGACCAGTTGCTGCGCAAGGGCAGTGCCCTCGACGTTGACGGTGCCATCCAGATTGTAGGCGACCGCTGTAAACGAGCTGGTTATCGCAGTTCTGAGCGCGGCGTTGACTGCCGCACTGATGTCCGGAGACGCCGCCGCGAAATCCCGGATAATGGTGCGGGTGTCGGCGCCATTCCGGTAGGTCAGCGTGTCGGTGTTGGCGAGGCGGCGGTCAGTCTGCGGGAGTGAATTAGACTCTGACGGCTTCGCCGTCTTCAGGTACGACGTGACCGCGACCTGAGTTCTCGGAAGCGACTTCGGGGGCAACGGAGACGCTACCTCGGCAGAGAGGCCTTTGCTATCGGAGCGCTTCAGAAAGGAGAGGAACTTGGGCAGCATTGGCGTCGGCGGATGGAGTTTTCACGCTTATACCATTGCTGCCTTAATTAGACAAGTGTCACATCCAGTCTTTCCCACATGACAATCGGCCCATGCACGAGCGGGCGCACCTTCATGCTGAAGTATTCCTGGGCTTCGTCCCTAGATAGGCGTTCGCGCTTGGCAAGGAGGTCGATAATGCGGTCGCCGGAATAGACGAGTTCGCGGTTGTCGGTGACACCGACGATGGCGTCGTCCAAGTGCGGGAAGCGGGGGTAATTGGTGTGGGTCATATTTCCTGCCTGTTTCTGAAGGTGAAGACGCGGGTGGTGGGGAGGCCAACAAGTCCTACTGCAGTGCCCCTGATCTTGCTGCCAATGTAGGCCCCGAGGGAGGCGTGGATATAGTGATCCTCCCCCTTCGACGACTTCACCCATGTGTAGCGCATCTCATTCTCAGCCGTGTACTGGCGCTCCCGCGTCATGTCCATATAGTGCGCAATGATTTCCTCTTTCGCTTCAGGAACGGCGAACTTCACCAGGCCTGAGCGTAGGTGTCCCATGAAGGCGTCGAATGCTGGGTCGCGGTTGATATTGACCTGTCGCACCAACTCTCTGCCCTCCTCCGGCTTTTCCTCATAGCGCTTGAGCGAGTGCGTCTCCATCGTCTTCGACCTTGTGTAGACCGAACAAAACAGATTAGGGTCTGTCGTCTGCATCCGCATGACCGTGTCGGTGTAAGGCAGGGAGTCAACAACCGTGATCGCTACGCGGTGCTGACGGCATAGTTCGATACGGCGCTCCTCCAGCCGGCCAATCGGGATCATCTCGGCGTGCTCCATAATCATGAGCCCGTCGTAATTGACCGCCCATATCGTGCAGGCACACTCAAGTCCCATGTCGAGGCCCATGACCCGCATCATGTTGCTGCCGCCCTTCTCGCTGATGAAGCAGGCAGCAAGCTCCTCGTAGGTGTAGGTCGACTCAGAGTCCTCGAACGGCAGCCCGCAGGCAGTGTTCATGAAGTCGACGTAGCGGGCGTACTCAGTTCGCTCAAGGACAAGGTCGGAGGCTTTGCGGTGGGCGGGTACATCACACGGGCTGACGGCATAACCGACCGCTTCGTAGCGGTCATTCGGGTTTTTGCACACCCATTCGCGATGTTCCGGGCTGTAATCAGGCGCTTTTCCACACTTCGGGCAGGAAAAATAGGCGTCCAGATAGTCCATTTTCGCCAGTTTCGCCTTGTTGAAAGTGCCCCAGTCGATCTCCACGACGCCCGGAACCCGGATGTCGTAGGGCAAATTAGGCCAACTCCAGTGCCCGCAATGGCAACATTTGACCATGCGATAGTTCTGTTTTGACTCATCAAACAAGCTGGAAATGCCCTTTCCCGGCATTGTCGGTGTGGAAAAGTAGATTTTTTCCTTGTATTTGCTGTGATTCAGGCGTGATGCGTACTGTTTAACTACGGTCGGGTTGGCGTAGCTGTACTCGTCGCTGACAATCAGGTCTGCCGGAACGCTGATTGCCTGTGAATCTTTGCTCGCGCCCTTGAAAAAGACAAAGGAATGACCGAGTTTCTTCACCGAGACGTTGTCGATGTTGGCGTCGATCAGCCCTGACAAGTAGGGGGACTCGTTGATGATGTCATTCACCCGCCCCTTGGCAAAATCCGAGGCAGCGGACTGAGTTGGCATCACATAGATGATGTTCAAGGGTTCGATAGCTGCTCTTGCAAGGAGCATTCTTGAAATAACCTCGGACATACCGACCTGACTTGGCTTGGTAACGACGATGTTTCTGGACGTTTCCTCCAGCAATTTTAACTGGTATTCATGGTCCTTGAAGGAGAAGCGCTCCCCCTTGAGAAACGTGTTGTTCTCGATCCAGCGAGCAGTGTCTTGACGCCTGTACTTGCCGCTGGTGCCGGCCTTCAGACGCTCAAGGTGGGAGACCCATACAGGGTTGCTCATTTCTCCACCCCAAGTTCGCCCGTCAAGGCTTCATAGCGCTTGAAAAAGTTCTCAACAGCCTCGTCAGGCAGGTCTTTGACCGCCCGGATGAAGGCCATTTCCATCTTTTTAAGGTTCTCCGCATTGGCGAGTTCAATCTGCAGCTTCGCCAGCTTCTCAATTGCGCCCGAGACACTGTTGACCGCCTGGACGATCTGGTTGAGCGGAATTTCGGTGTCGTCGAGGTCGATGACCTTGGCCTGCAGCATCTGTGCGATGCGCAATTGATTGACAAGTTCGGACTCGACGTTGACGTCCTTGAGCTTCGTCGGCGGAAGATGCGCCTCGATCTCAAGTTTGTAGCGTAACAAGGTCTCCATCGGCAGCGCGTGCCACTTGAACTGTGACGGGGCCATCGTCGGCGACCCAATGTCTTTGGTCTTGTTACTGTCGATCATGATTCTCTTTCTTGATTTATGTCAAACAAGGTTTGAATAGGGCAGATTTACGTTCAACCACCTGTTTGCGGTGGTTTCCAAGGGTTGTGAATAGCCAAGTGAATAGCTATTCCTCAGACTTCTTCCTGTTCTTACGCTCAAGCCCCGGTCGAGCAGGACGTAGGCATCCAATAGCTTTATTTGGTGCTCCTTTGTGTGGTTGTCGATGAGTCGAATGCTCATCGTTTTGTGCTGTATGAGTGAGGCTCACTTTAGGCATGTTTTATGGA